GAGTTGTCGGTGATGAAGTACGGCATTAGGGAGTGATGTGAAGCCACGTCACCGTGTGGCCCGTCTTTGTTGAGATTGCGTAGATGGTTTGGTTCGCGTAGATGGTCAACTCGACGTCACCCGATTTCGGGATGCCGTGACCGGTCGATGTCGTCACCCCAAGGCCGCCGACGTACACCACATCGGTGTTGTCTTGATTCACGATGTGAATGACACCTGGCTGTGCTTGAGATGGATTCAGAATGGTCGCAGCAGTCCCTACGGATACTTGACCTTGATAGATCGCCATGTTTTACCTCAGAACATCAAGATTACTTGCAAGTCGTCGTCTTCGGCGACGAATGTGATGGATCCTTCGGCGGTCGCGGTGACGCTCGCAACGATTGGCGTGCAGTACGCCTCCACCGTCTTGACCTGCACCACCACCGTCTCGGGTTCAACGAGCTCAACGACAGGCTCCGTTTTCATGCGTGGCTTCTGTCTGCGATACGGATACGGCGCACCACCAGGTTGAACCGCGGGCGTCACCGGCGTGACCGTGCCCGTCGCAGTCGCGTCGAGTCCGCCGAGGTTGGCGGTCATCGTGCCGAGCGGTATGACCGTGCCGGTCGCGGCCGCGACGACGGAGCCGAGGTTTCCTACCGCGGTAGCAACGACGCTGATTGTCCCGATCGCGCTCGAGGCGAGTTCGCCCAGCGGCGCGTCACCCGACGCGGGATTGTCGATGTTTGCTGTCGCAGATGCCGACATTCCGCCGAGCGTCGCGTCGGCTTCGGCGTCAACCGTGACAATGACTTGACTGACTTCGGCGATGAGCTCGCCGAGCGGGGCCGCGGCGACGCCGGTGACGATGTGGGTGACCGTGCCGGTGGCCGATGCAGCCAGGGCACCGAGCGGGGCGGCACCGGTGGCGGGCGTGGTGAACGTCGTGCCGTCTAACTTGCCGTTGCCGTCGAGCGTCGAGGTGTCGAGTACGAACGCTGGTGACGGGCCGTCTAATCCGACGTTGGCGTCGTCGAGTTGCGACTGGTCGAGGTAGAACCGTGCAACCACGGTTCAACCTACGATGCGAGCGTCAGCGAAACGGTGAGCGAGCCCGACGAGATCGTGAACGTGTCGCCGGCGGTGTAGGCGTTGGCGGTGATAGTTCCCGAGAAGAGGAAGTTGCCGGTGGTGGCGTTGTCCCATGCGGTGAAGTGTGTGGCGTCTTGCGAGCCTGCGATGTTCGTCCAGGTGATGTCGGCGTCAGATGCGAGCGAGCCCGCGGAAGCGGCCGCGAACGACGCTGCTTTGCGGGTCGTTTCTGTCGCAGCGTTCGACGTGCCGTTCGCACCCGGATCACCAACGTGCAGTTTTACATACACGGTCGTGACCGCGAAAGAAGTGTTGTTGCCGAGCGCGTCAAGCCACGCCCCAGCCAAGTAGGAAGAGATGCCGGTCGCCATTAGTCCTCAGTCCTTTCGATGATTTCGCTGATGCGGCCGTCCTCGCCGCGCACGACGCTACGAATCACGGTCCGCTGTTCGGGAACGTTCACGTTGACGACGGTCTCTGGCAGGTTCACGATCGGCGGTTCGACGCGGACTTGCGGCGGGGAGACGTGGATGATTTGTTCGGGCATATTGAGGTTGAGTTCGCGTGTGCCTGGGTCGTAGACGGTTGCGGGAGCTGCTGGGTTGATTGTCGATACCGGCTGCAGCGATGAAGTCGGTACACCTGTGTGGGCTATCTCAGGCATGTCAAGGAAAGACAGGACCGCCGCCGGCTGAAAACCCGAAGCGATCAGACGCTGTGCGATGGCCGATTTGCGGTCAAGGTCGGCGAGGTTGGATGCGGTGATGTCGATGTTGGTGAGCGGGACGCGGTACGAGTCTCCGCCTTCGATCGGAGTCATGTCTTCGAAGCGGCGCACGTCGTTGACCGACAGGTAGCCGTTGTTGAGTCCTGATTGGTACGAGGCGTTGCGTGCGGCGATGTCGCCACGCAAGAGTCCTGCGGTCGAGAAACGGATGAAGGCGCGACCAGCCAACAGGACGCTGTATTCTGCCTCCACCTTTGACAAAATCGGAGTCAGCGAGTGCACCAGAAACGCGAGGTTGTTGGCCTCCACGGACGCGTAGCTCATCGCGCCTGGTGTCGTCACACCGATCATTGACGGCGGCACACGGAAGATACGGGCAATCTCCTCGACCGCGAACTGGCGCGACTCAATGAATTGCGACTCGTTCGGGTTGACGCCCGTCTTCTCGAACGTCGCGCCGCCGAACAGGATGCCGGGTCTGTGCGAACGGCGCAGTCCCTTGTGACCGTCCTCAAACGCGTCTACAAGGTTCTTGGCTTGCTCACGAGAGAGGTTGCCGGGGAACTGGATGATGCCGGTGGTCGTCGAGCCCTGACCGAAGAAGCGGGCCGCGAACTCTTCGAGTGCGCGTGCGAGACCGAGGTTCTCTTTGACGAGGTCGATGCGGGACTTGCCGCGCAGCTCGCCTGGCAGAGTTAGGTCGCGGATGTGGATCATGTCCACGTCCTCAATTCGCTCGACGGAGTCGTAGACGTAGAAGAGTCGGCCGTAGTTGTCGCGACGCACTTCCATGCGCTGCGGGTTCATCACGGACAAGGCGAGCACCTCTCCGTCCTCGTCGCGGATGACGCGGGTGAACGAGTTGCCGTTCAACAGCAACGAAACGACGACCTGCTGAAAGTGATCTTCTTTGGTGACGCCGATGTCGGGCTGATCGAGCCACACGGGACGCGGACGGAACTGCAAACGCACGCCTTCCTGGCGAATGTAAGCATCGACCGGCAAGGTTGAAATCGTGTCGGCAATCAAACGCACGCATGCGTACACGGTGCCAATCTTGAGCGAATCGTCTTGCGTGACGTAGACGCCCGAATTCGTCGTGAACGTGTAACCGTCACCAAGGGCGAACAGCGACTGGAACGAGATTGCTCGTTCCTCTTCGCCTCGGTTCAGCAGACGGTCGATTATCACTTGCCGTCATCCTTGCCGACGGTGCGAGACAACGCGAACGCGGTACCGAGAGCCATGATGCCGATGACCGCCATGCCCACCGCCGGCGACACCAGCCACCCCGCCGCTATGAAACTCGCCATCCCGACCAACTCCAATACGAACACTCTCATCCCAGCCTCCTAGGTTAGACGATTGAGTTTAGTCAGACCACGAAGAAACCAGGCTCAGGCTCCTGAACCTGTGTCGTCGTCGCACGATCGACCGCCATCGCCAACGCGATGACCGCGTCAATCTTGCGTTTCGATTTGCCTTTGCTCAACGTCCACCCGTTGTCCTTCAACCTCTGTGCCGCGGAAAGAACATGATCGCTGAAAATCGGGTTGCCGTCATGGGCGATGCGCTGATTCACGATGCACTCGTAAAGATTTCCGCACGCAGGAATCATTCGGGCCGGCGACTGCGGAAACTCCACCATCGGAAACCCGTCCTCCGCCAACGCCTCCGCCGTGCGCTGGAAGAACGCCGGGTCATACGCGATCTCTTGCACGTCATAAAGCTGCGCCATCTCACGCAAATGCGACTCCACCGCAGCAACATCCATCACACCACCCTCAGGCAACCAAATCTTCGCCCGCGCCACAATCCGCCCGTCGACGTGCTGGACTGCGACCGCGGCGGTCGTGTCACGCTTCAATGCCATGTCCACACCAATCCACGTCGGCGCACCAGCGACAAGATCCAAATCGCTGCGACACAACTCCCAAGCCCCCTGCGGCAGCCACGAATCCTCAGCAGTACGAACCCACTGATTCAACCGATACCGACGCACCGCAACCTCGCTCGTCTGCTTCACCGCAATCTCCATGTCCTCGGGATCAAGCAGACCCTCGGCCAGGTTCGGGTTCGCTTCGAGCCACGCCTGACGATCGTTCAGGTCACAACCCTCCGCAGCTTCCCACCACCAGAACCCGAACGTCTCGTCGTCAATCTCTCCGCGCACGACCTTCTGGCCGTAGCCGTAGAGCAGACCGCAGATACTCGCCAAGTCGTACCCGGCCGTGGTGATTGCGACGATCTGCGGGTCCTTTCGTGCACCCGAACCGAGCGTCAACGCATCCCAGAGCTCCGAGTTCGGTTGAACGTGCAACTCGTCAAACACGACCGTCGACGGGTTCAAGCCTTGCTGCAACTTCGCATCGCTCGAAAGAACTCGGTAGACGCTGTGCGTCGACGGCACCTCAATCGCATCCCGATACACCTTGCAGATACCCGACAACGCAGGCGACTGCTGCACCTGCCACTTCGCCTCATCGAACACCACCCGCGCCTGGCGTCTGTCACCAGCAGCCGAATACACCTCAGCACCGTGCTCACCCTCGATCAGACCGTAGAGCGCGATCAGCGAACCAAGCAGCGACTTCCCGTTCTTGCGACCAAGCCCGATGACGCTTCGCTTGTATCGAAGCAGTCCGTCCTCGCGCCGCTCATACAGATTCTCAATCAGCTTCTTCTGCCAGGCAGTCAGCATCAGAGCCTCGCCGGCACGCACACCCTTTGAGACATGCATGAACGTCGCCGCGAAATCGGCGACATCCCTACCCTCAGACCGCGGGTACTTCCTCGACGTCGACCACCTTGGACTTGCGTTGACGGTACTGATC